CCGGTCATTTTCTCGTATTCGTACAATGCCGCAAACGAAAACCTGACCGGGCGCGCCTTTCCGCCTAATTCAATGGTTGTGTAATTCATGATGTTTGGTTACTGATTAATTAAGAAACTGTGGCCTCAACAAGTGCGCCTGTGCCCTGGAATTCAAAGTCGAACGTAACAGCCTCGTCATTGCCGGAGCTGTTGAGCGTAAGGCTCGATATGTAGGCCGTGCCGCTGTACTTTTTGTCGCCTGAAACGGCGGTCTGAAATACAAGGCTGGCAGACGTTTGGTCGTCCCAATACTCGAAAAGGCCACCCGTGCTGGCAAAGCCAAGGGTAGCGTCAAAGGCGAAATTACCAGACCCGGAAACCGTCCAGGACTTGGTGCCTGGCAGAAATGCGGAGTTTGCCGCGCTGTCCTTGCAGGTTGTTTCAAACATATTGGTTGACATGCTCAAAGAGGCATCTACCTGGCAAGTGATTGCAGTAGACCCGATAAAGAGCTTCATATTTTTGGCAAGTACTGTTCCTGTGGTAGCCATTGTGTGTTATTTTTTTGTTTTAGTTGTTTCTGCTCCTTTCGAGCTGTTGTCTGTGATGTCGCTTGTAGGTGATGGCACCGCGCACTCCATCACAACTACCTCCTGCCTGCGCGGGTATGCGCCGTCCGAAACACGCTGGCAAACACCGTCAGCAATGCGGCGTTCTGCCTCCGCGTCTGTGTGCTCCGCTGTCCAGCCTGATTCAAAAGTGAAGCCGTCAGCGTCCGTGTATCTTTGTGTGTATTGAACCTTCATTTTAATACCTGTTTGCGTGTTCAAAAATTCGGCGCTTTATCAGCTCGACTGCGATCCTTTGCGCAATAGCGCCGGATGCTGCCTGCGCTCGAGCCATGAAGCCCTTTGGGGATAAATACTTTGTTCCAAATTCCAAAAAGCGGCCATAGAAGCCGTCTGGAGATCCGCCCCTGGCTAATGGGCCTACTGTTACTGATTGCTTCGCCCGGCGTAGTGGCAAAATCCGTATCGACCTGCGCAAGTTGCCTGGGCGGTAAACCGCCACGACCTTTCCAGCGCTGTACCTTGAGTGCGCTTTTGTAGACATGGGGGCGGCACCTTTTGAAGCGGAAACGATCACGCCAGCAGCTTCTTTCAGGTCGCTTTTGACGTTGCGCCTCACATCGTCGCCAAGCCTGTTAAGCCTTGAAATAGCTACGTTTAGCTCTGTTTGTAGTTGCGCGTCCATCAATTCTTTGTTATGAATGTGTAAGTGGCTTCTTTGCCAATAAGCATCCTGTCTTCATATATAATGTCCCGCGAACCGTCAAAATGGCAATGCTCGACAATGACGCTGGCTGCTGTGCCGCTCACAAAATCAAGTGCCGACCTTACAGCAGCGTCAATTGCGTTCGTCTTTGTGTAAGCGTCTGCGCCTTGTTGCAAATCTGCCCAAAAGTGAAAGGTCACAACCTCAGTATCATGGTCAGACACAGCGGTCTTTTGCTTGTCCTTTGGCGTGGTAGAAACGGTGTACACGATTGAAGGGAAAGCGGCTTTTTCGGCAATGATTACCGGGTAAACCCTAGTCCCCACAAGCGCGGATACGCCCGGGTTTGCAGTTAATACGCTGTATATGTACTTTCCTACATTCATTCTACCTTTTGCGCTTGTAGAAGCAGGAATTCGTTCCTGCCACCGTGTTCATTTATGTTGATGATACTGTAGTTTGACCCGCCGTAGACAACCCTCATTTTTTCGTCTATGCCGTCGCGCTTCCTGATCGTAAAATCAAGCCGTGTCGTGACGATCACTTGGTCATTGCCTACCTGTTCGCCGCTACCAATACCTGGGAAGTCTATTTTAGCCCAGCATGTGTAAAGCGTTGCCCAGGATAGTATCTCTTGCCCGGACGTTCCGCGTGTCGCTGTTTCTTCCTGAATAACTATGCGCCTGTTAAGCTCTCCTATTGCCGCTTTCTTTGCCATTGTCATGAATTGAAATGGAAGAAAGAAGCCAGGAGCCTGTCAGATGCCGTCGTTTTTTCGCTCACGCTATCTTCGCGGTTCGCGTCAAACTTGCCTACCAGGTTAAGGATTGCAAGCCTGACGGCTGGCGGCACGCTTTGCGGGTCTACGCCATACCCGGCGGTATAAATAACTCTAACCGCGTCGGGCTTTTGTATCGCATCTGTTGGCCATTCATAGTCAGGTTTCGGCACCAGGAACATGTCCCTGGTGCCTTTCCCTGTCGTGTATTTTGAACTGTCAAACTCCGTTAATGTGCCGTCCTCGTTCGTGTAATGAACCGACGTAACAGCAATGCCCGGGGCGATATGCAGCCGTAACGGGTCGTTGGCCAAAGAAGGAAATGCGCTGTGGTACTCAGTAACTGTTTTTGTTATAAGTGCCACGTTGTACTGCCTTTCAATATGGTCGCTAACAGCATAAATAAGCGTCCTTACATGATCGTCATCCTCCGTAATTTCATCAAGCCTTAGCTGCCGCTTTGCCTCGGTCAATGTGACGGGCATCGTGGTAGCTTTTGATATATCCAGGCTTGTGAAAGTAGGTGCGATCATTTTTTGCCTTTTGCGCGTATTTCCCGCTGTTCGTTTACTGTCTGTTCACGGCGTTCTGCCTCGATTTTGACCGGGACGGCCAAACCGCCCCGGATCAAGTCTTTTGCCCTTTCTACTGGCGCATGGTATATCCCGCCTTTTGCATACACAAAATCGGTTCCTACGCAAGAGTCAAGGACTTGTATTTCAATTGTATCGGCCATTACGATGCGGCGGTGATTAAGTGCTTGATTGCGCCGGTGTTGATAAGCTCACCGTCAAAGCGCATAACGCCACGGAAGCCAACCAATCCGTTTTCGGCATACAGCTCATTCAGGCGCGTGACCGTCATATCTTGGGAGATACGGATGATGTACTTTTTGAAATCGCCGCAAAGAATCAATTTGGAGCTTGCGTTGATAGAGCTGTCCATCGCCTGGTTGATCCAGTACTTGGTGCCGTCGATGGTGTCTGGCTGCCCTTCACGGTAGGATGGCTGCCACAATGGGCGGGCATCGCTCGAACCGATTGACAGCTTTTTCAGGTACGCCAATACCGTGTCGTGGAACATGAAGCCAAAATTCGGCGCGTTGCGGTATGCAGGGTCAATGGAGTGCTTCAGGTCGATGACCTCGGCAAACGTGATGGCGGTGGCAGATGCTGCGGTTTTGCCAGCAGATGTTGCCGTGACAACGCCGTTAGGGTCGCCGGAGCCGTCGCCTGTGGTGCATTCTGTGTTCATAACACGGCCAAAGCGCGGCGCAAATGCGCCCGTAACTTCCATCAGGATGTCGTAGGCCGAATCTTGCAAAAGCTCCTCAGAGACTTTAATCATTGAGGTGTATTTGTAAGCGTCGAGCTGCTTTTGGGCAAAAGTCAAGTCGGCGACGGTGACAGCGGCGGCCTCAGCGGTTTTCACGGCAGAGGTTGAGGTGTCATCTTCGGTCGGCCAGTAGAGGGTGTTGCCCCCGCTTGTGCGAAGGATGCGCGCCGCCTGCATGATGCCAGAATAGGACAACATCGCCTTTTCGATCTCTGGCTGCCAGGTGTCAGGTACAAGGTAGCCACCAAGCGAATCCGTGCCAACAACCTGTGTGTTTGTGCCACGGGTTTGGAGCAAAGAGCGCTGCTCAGGGTTCAAGCTGCCCATGCCGTACCGGATATACTGGCTATATGTTTCCTGGTAGGCTTTTGTTTTGCCACGATCTTCCGTTGATGTGCTTACCCATTCGCGCCCCGCAGCGTCGCGGGTGTCGAATTTAATGGCGGCGCGTTCGGCCACCAGCTTTTCGGTTTTTTCGTGCGCGTCAATGGAGCGCGAAAGCGCGGCTTCGTCGGTTTCGATTTTTTCCCACTTTATCAATTCATCAGTGGTCATGGCGCGGCCTTCTTTGGCAGCGCCCATTGATACTTCTTTCATCTCCTCAACCAGCTTTGCGCGCTGATCGTACAGAGACTGGATTCCTGTTACCATGTTTATTTATGTTTAGGTTGAATTGCCAACTTCCGGTCTAGCGCGCGGGTCAGCCTGTTAAGTGTTTCTGTTATGCCTGGGTCTGGTTGTGGGGGTGGTGCTTGATCTGGCGGTGCAACGTCCAAAGCGGCATCGCGGCTCCTTTTTGCTATTGAGGTGTCTGGGTTCGCCGGGAATGTGACGGGCGAAGCGTCCAGCACTTCTGATACGTCGGTCAAAATCCTGTGTTCTTTGCCGTTGCGCATTTCCCACCTGTCGCCCGTTCGGCGGCCTGTGGCATCTTGTCGAAGGCGGAAACCCCAGGAGCTTTGGGTTACGTCCTTTCTAACAATAGCTACGGTGGCGTTTTGGCCGCTAGGGCTTTGGGGTGGCGTAAATTCGTACCACATCCCAAACTCATCAATACCTACGCTTGCTGTCTGCGCCGTTGTGCGCGCAAGAATCCAATTTGGGTCGTGGTTGAACAAAATGCGCACATCGGCCAAATCTGCATTGTCTAGCGCATTCCGGTGTACTTCTTCCGTAAACCAGCCCATGTCGTATACTACGCCAAAGCGCAGGGCATAGCCCCTGAACCTGGTTTGTTCGCCTTCCTGCCGGACTTCAAAGTCTGCGGCGGCAAATCGGTGTTCTATTCCGTTATTTGGAAGCTGCTGGTGTTCCATCGTCTTGCATATTTTGCGCATCGTCGGCATTTGGTGCCGCGTCTGCTGAATTGTTCATAGTTGGGCTGTAAAGGGTGTCGCCGCCATCAACCGGGTTCATGTTTTCCATCAAGCGGACTTCGTTCGGGGTCATCCATGCCGGGCTTGACACGCTGCCAAGCGCACGGGTAAAGTATTCGCCACGGCTTTTCGTGTCGCCACGCAAAAGGGCATCGACATTGAAGCGGAAAAACTTGGCCGCTTTTTCATTGTCAAAAAGCAGCTTGCGGTTTAGCTCCTGCTCCCAATTTTTTAGGATAGGACGAAGCGTGTCCCGGACAAATTCCAGCGACTGGTGTTCTATGTTGTTATTTGTGGAGCGCTCCAAGTCGCCGATCATGTGCGGCGGTACGCGGTAAATACTGCAAATGTCCTGACGGCTCAATTTTGCAGTTTCAATGAACATCGCGTCAGAAGGCTTTAGCGTCAGCGGCACGTATTCCATGCCGCCCTGCAAAACGGGCATTTTGCCAGCATTTGCCCTTCCTGCGTGGTTGATCTTGAAGTTTTCTTTGATGTCGGCTACCTGCTCAGTAGTCATCTTGGCGGGGTGCTTCAAATACCCCATCGTGAGCATGCCGTTTTTCCAAAGGCTGCCCTGAGTTTCGGTCGTGGCAATGCCAAGGCCGATTGTCTCTTTGAAGACCTGTATGGGAGATCGGCCAATAATGCCGTCAGTAGAAAGCCCTTTTATGTGCAGGATGTCGCGCGGCCTTACAGGCATGCGCCTGCCGTTGATCTTGTACCAAAGCCCGCCATCTGGGTCTAGCTCTGGCAGTACATTGCGCGGGTCTATTACGCGAAGCTCCATGGGGCGGCGGTTGCCGTCGCGCAAGATGTCAGCGTAGAAATTGCCGTACAAGCACAGGTGCATCATTGCAACTGCGCGGAAATCAAAGGAAGTGTAAAGGGTGGAAGGCTCTGAATTAACCAGCGGGTAACGCGCATCGGTTGTGAGCACCTTTGTTTCTTGCCCGGTGGACAGGAACAATTCAAGTGGCAAAGAGGCCACAGATTCGGAAAGCACTTTGGAGCAAGCAAAAACAGCGGCATGCGCCAGGGCTGTTTCTGAATTGATACTAACGCCAGCAGCCGTCTTTGAGCCTCCAAGCAGCGAATAAAGCCACTCGGGAGGGTTTTGTAGTGTTCCTGTTTGCCTTTCTTCGACAAAGAACAGCCGTTTTATTGCGGTGGCGATTGACATTGTGCTTATTCAGCACAAAAATCACGGAATACCGCGCCAAACCATGTGACTAGCGGCAATGTTCTTATTTCGTATCTTTACGGTCTTAATTTTAAAAAATGGCAAAAAAGTATAAATCCATCGTGGCTTATCTGTCAGAATGTTTTAAGATTGCCGAATTACCACAAACCGAAGTACCAGTTACTTTAAATTTTGACGATTCAAAAGTTGTAGGCAAAGCCAAACTACATTTCGATGGGGAAATGAACATTGTTGCAGATATTGAAATGGGAAGCGAATCCATGCTTCACGATTTGATGACACCTGCAATTTCGATGATGAAAAGCGGCGAAACTAGCAAGGTTATTGGGGTGTCTATTGTCCAGGAGAACATAGACCCATTGATCGGTAGGCTTGGCGGAAGCCCCTACTTCCTCAAGTAAACCGTTTCAGACAAACTCCCGTCGCTTTCCTTTTTCTTCGCCCGCTCGAAAGCGGCAAAGTCGCTGTACCTGCGCAGCCCAAATGGCATCTCGCTTTCAACTTGCCGCCAGGCTTCCATTACCCCAATCGTGGGCGCTAACTCCCTAAACCTGGAAAAATAGCCCTCGTTTGTGAGCAGGCGGGCGCGCTCTGAAAGGCGCTCAAATTCTGTGTCGATCATTTATCTATGTTTAATTTGAAGCGAATAGATCACATATAGCCATCCTGGTATGTGGGTTTTTCTTCTGTAGCGCATATCTCAACCTCAACAGCAAAATCAACTTTTTGAGGCTCTTCAAAAGGGCGAATAATAAAAGACTTAAAGCCTTTCAACTCAAAATCACCCTGCCATATCTTTTTCCCATCAAAATGAACCCCATATTCCCCAAGGTTGATGTATGCCTCAACAGTAGCCACAGCAGTCCGCTCTTCGCCATATCCTTGCGTTACGGTAGTTTTGATTTGGCGGCAAATAATCTCGCCATTTTCAAGGCAAACCATGTGCAGGCCGTCACGGACAAGTAATTTGTATTTATCGTTTATTTTCATTGGTTGGCTTTAAATTATTAAACATTGCCCGGTGCTGTTTTTGAAAACCGCATAAGCGCTCAGGAATTATAGGGGGCTCTTTTGTGTCTCCAATGTCAACGAACACGGTAAACTGCATTCTTTGCGGCGGCGTGGACGGGAAAACAATGATGTCGCTCACATAGTCAAGATAAAAGTCACCATGCGTTAACTTTTCTCCGTCATATTGAAGCCCAAATTCTTCATGGTTGAAGTGCGCTAATACGGTAGCCTTTGTGGTGCCGCCCTCCATTGTAGACACTACTTTTATTTGGTGGGAAATAGCTTCACCATTTTCAAGGCAAACCAACTGGCTCCCTCTTACAGAAAGCAGCTTGTAGGTGTCGTTTACCTTCATTTGTTGGGTGGTTTAAATTGTTAATACTACATAATGCAGATAATGCCTATACAGACACCTTTGCCTCATAACTAATTAAGCGATTCATTTGAAGGGAAAGCAAAAAATCTCTTTCATGTTGAGGCGTTTCGGGATCTTCAATTTTTGCAATTGCTTCACGGGTTCTTGGATCTGTTTTTGTGAATTCAATTAACTTGGACAGGTATTCAATCGGCATATCTTCTACCATTGCCCGAGCCAATTCCCTGAATAAGTGTTCATCATTTATTGGCGAATGCTCTAGCAATTCACGCGTAACACGCACAGTCTTTTTGTATGTCATTTTTAAATATATTTAATTAAAACAAACGGGAAAGCGCACTTTTTAACGCGCAAAAAAACATTTCCTTAAATTTTTCAATAGTTCTAAGCGCTTCGCCTTCCATCGGAAAAACCCTAGGCTATTTGCCATTTGTGAACGTTGCCAAGGTTCCGTGTCTTCAAACTTCGGCATTCCTTGCTCGTAAATTTCAGATTCGTAATACTCTTTTAGCTCATCCATTGGTTTAAATCATAAAAGCGTCAGACTTGGAATAGGATTCAGGTTGCGGCTTGCTGTGGTACACGCCAAGCGCAACCACGGCTGCTACCACGCCGTCTATTTTTTGGTGCTTGCTCATTTTTTTGAGCCTCAAATTATCGTTCAATTCAATTGACGGCAAAACATTCGCCATCATCCAGCGCATCAAACCATTGCCACCGTGGTTTATAGCGCCCTTCTTTACAAGTCGCTCAAACTCCTTTGAAGGAGCCGACATGCTCACGATGCCTTGCCGAAACACCTCCATTTCAAACCCCATATCGCCCAGCTTGGCCATTGTCTGCCAGGCGTTGTGGGGGTCATAACCTACCGAAAGAACCTCGTACCTGTCCGCAATCCGGCTCATTTCTTCTATCAGGTAGTCATAATCCGTCACGTTGCCAGGTGTGACAAAAATGCACCTATCGGCTGTGGCATCGTCAATGGTGGGCGGCACAAGCTCACCGTCTGCATTTTTCCGTTTAGGCACTACCCATTTTGCTATATCTGGAAAATCCCGGCTCCTAATTTTCAACACGTCTTCAGGAATCCAGAAAAACCACTTCAAAATGTACTCGCCATCTTCGCTGTCGGTATCGGGCGGGAACAGCAAACAAGCCGCCGTAAAGTCCGCCACAGATGCAAAGTCCAGCCCTACATAACACGGCCTACC